TTGGATCTTGTATTGTTTTATAAAATTTATTTTCTGTGTATGCATAGAACAACTGACCTACTGGAAATTCATACTTTACAGTTTCAATTTGTGTTTTATTTCCGTAAGTGTAAATTATCTCTGTGTTCGGAACAATAAGTTGTCTTGTTAAGTTAACAGGGTCAGTTACAGTTTTGAAGAAAACATATAAACCAATATTTGCACCGTTATTAACATACCCAGTGATATCATTAAAGAAGTCTGGATTTAAAATAAGTGTTGAGTTGTTTACATCTGTTGCCGCCACTTCTACTTGGAAATCATTTACATAGCCGTCAGATTCAACAGTCTGTCCTAAAATATTAACTTTAGTATCTGCACCTAATGCAGTATTAGAACCATATATTGTATTAATACCAAGAATACTAATAAAGTCTTTAATAATCTTTCCTGTAAAAGGATCATATACTAATTCATTTTTACTAAATGTGAATCTTGTATCAGCAACACTACCGAAATAATATGTTAATGATTTATATGTTACAGTATAACGATTGTTTCCTAAACTAGTAAATTTAACAAAATAATTCGTGTTCGTTGCTGAACCAATTGACCAACGTTCTTGGTTAACAAGCAACGAGTTATCAAACAACAAGGTAAAATCTTGTTGCAATTCAATTTTAAGAATTGCTTCTTGTATAATTACACTAGATAATGAATTATCAAAAACAGGAATCACTTCAGTCAATGTGACGCCGTCTGGTACAAAACCATTAAGAGTTACTGGACCTTTGCCATTAGCAAATGATCCTTGACCAGAGTTATTACCATCGCCAACAACATTTAATATCGTTGACCAAATATAATTCTTCTGACTTGTAGAAGGTATACCAGAAACGAGACGATTGTTGCTATCGAAATAAAATCCTGCAGGTGCTGTAAGTTTTACAATTGCACCTGTTGTTGCATATTTTGCATTTGTTGTTGTAAATATTCCTAGAGGCTCTGGGCTTTCTTTTGATCCATTCTTAGAATAAAAATAACCAGATTCACTTGATGAATCTACTGAACTTGTTTTCCAATATAGAGTACTGCCGCCGCCTGTTCCTGGATATGCATAACGTGTATAATTTTGTATGTAATACTGATTAGCACGATTCAATGCAAGTACTGATGCTAAATCATTAGTGAAGAATTGAATGATGTCTGATGTATTGTTTACTTGTAATGTTAAGAAACCATCTGCATTGTCTTGGTACAACGCTCCGTCATCACCAAATGAATTTGTGCTTGAATACTTTCCAGTAGGGTCAAGTAAATCTAAATTCTTAGATACGCCAATAGAACTTCTATTAATAGCAGAACTTTTAATTATTGAACTGTAAAGTGTATATGGGAAGTTCGTGTAGTCTTCGCCATTAACCATACGATTTTGCGTATAGTATCTTGTTGGTGCTCTTTGTTTAATTGCTGATAGTGATTCTCTACCTTGTGCATTAGAAACAGTTAATGGCAATCCTAATTGTAAACTGAGTGTTTCAGATTTGCCTGTTCTGCTAATATAGTTAATTGTTACTGACACTCCATTCATTTCTGAAGGATCAATCACATAAGTTAATCCATTACTGCTTCTTACAAAGGCTCTAAATGTACCTACGGGTATCTCTGAAAATATACCATCACCGAAAACATAAGTGACTTGATCGTTTGCACGTGAATTTACTGAGAAGATTTTCTTAGAACTTGATTCTGTTTGTAAATATGCATCTGCATAAACATTGTCTACTTGTTCCCATGCTTTTAATGATGAATCTGTCTGAACTTGATATAACCATGTATCACTATTATTAATACCATTAGTATCAATGTTATAAGTTTCGTTTGCTATTTGTTGTTGAAACGATGTTGTAGAATTTTGTAAAGTCCCTTGTTTAAAGTAAAACATAAACCCAGTGTTTGGTGAACCAAATCCTAATCTGTCATTTCTATATAACATATTCATTTGATTAGTTGGTGCTGGTGGTTTTTCGTAAACGTATGTTTTATCCATTGACGTTCCACTTACTAATTCAAAGTTCATTGAGTTTCCGTCTACTTGTGAGACAAAAGGAACAATTGGACTTGTGTTGGCTGGAAGATTAATTGCGTATTCACTTGTACTTACGCCAAGAATTTCAGATGTGTTGCCTGGATTTCCGATTCGTTGAGTATCAATAAGAGTAGCATTGATGACAGTATTCATTTGCTCTAGCCAATTGTTGTTGCCTGGATCATTCCAAGTAATAGGTACATTACTTAAATTTTGACCATTTGCATCTACAATGTTTTCTGTTGTTCGTACTGATTGTATTTTAAGATAGCCTGATGCACATGTATTTCTTTTTGGCGTATAACTAACTAAGTTGGCTAACTTAACAACTGAGTCTCTGCGTTCAGCAGTATCAATAAAGTTCTCACGGGCGTTTAGATCGTTTCTGAAGGCTAGTCCTTGACCCATGAATGACATAACATCAAGTAGAGCAATAAACTCTGAACTTTCTACGTAGTCATTAAAGTTTTCAGGATAATAAAGACGAAGGTAATCGATAAAACTTTTTCTAAGTGTTTCGTAATCGTAACTTCTAAAGTCTGCCTGTGAAAAGGTTTGGTAGATTGCTTTCCAATCATTAACTCCAAATAGACTTGATTGCCTTGAACTTGTTGCCATAGTTATTCCCTGTATGACAAGTATTTATCTTTATGGAAAACCAGGGTTTTTTATTAGAATGAAAGAGTTGCAGAGTTAGTATCTGGATCAAAAACTACAGCAATATCACCAACATTGTTGAAAGGATTGATAGATAATTGCACTTCTACTAAGATTCCTTCTTCTCTTTGCCATGATCTTATTGTATTAATGTTGATTCTGCTGTCTTCACTTGCTACTCGTTGGATTTCATTTTGCAATGCAGTAGATACATCTGCTGTGTTTGGCTCAAAAACAAAGTCCCAAAGAGTTGTGCCGTAGTTAGGTTGTCCAACCTTTTCCCCTTTGCGTATGTTTAATGCATTAATAAAATCTTGTATGACTAGTTTTTCGTCTAAGAGTTTAAATTTCTTACCAAAAACAGTAGGATCTGTGATACCATTATTGACACCTGTTGCACTTACAGGCAAAGGATTCACCGTTCTCGGTTTATCTGCGCCTATTGTTGAAAATCCTATGAATGTTGCCATACTATTATTTATATCCTATTTTAATTTCCATTTCTGAGTAATGTTATCCCACTTCCAATTAGTGCTACCAGCATTGCCTTCGCCACCACTGCCGCCACTGTTGCCACCAAGACCAAAGTCACCTTGCAAGAATCCACCCATGCTACCAGCTCCATCAGTTGGAGGTGTTGGATCAGTTACTTGTCCAGTAACTGCTTCTACAGTGTTTTCTACTACTTTTTCTGCTCCAGGTATAACTGGTTGACCTTCGCCTGCTTCGATAACCGAATACGTGTTTAAACCATCGTCAAGTATATTAACAGTTTGTTGTGCTGTTATACTAGCCTGTGTCGCATTAGATGTACTTTGATTATTTAATACTTGTGCTGTTTGGTTGTTGGATGTCTGAGTAATAAGATTCTCTAAATCTTGGAATTGATTTAACGAACTGTCTGTTACTGTTGGTGCAGTGCTTTGCTTTATTTCTTCTGCGACTGCTTTTACTTCTGCAATTGCCGCCGCATATGCAGGTGAATTCAGTGCCGTTTCATACTGTGCTTTTGCTTCTGTAATTTCTGGAGACCCAGCTGGTAAAGAAGTAACAAGTTCTGCATATGATGCTTGTTTTGCCGCAATTTGTTTTTCTTGTGATGCTACTGCTTTTTGTGCTGTCTTTAATTTTTTCGTTAAAGCCTTTAGTGATGCAAATGCACCAAGAGCCGCAGACGGAATTTTTCCTAATAAGTTTGGTCTTGGTATTTTTGGATTTCCTAATACTTGATTGACAAGACCCATAAGACTTTCTCTAGTACCGAACGTATTCAATGCTACTGTAGGCAATGTGACTGTTGAGCCACCACCAGATGTAAGAGAAGCCAATGCACTTACAAGTGCGGCAGATGCTCCAGGACTCAAAGATCCTGATAATGTGTCTGTTATCCCATCGAGTTTATCACTGGCTGATCCTAACAAGTCTTTAATGCCGGCACCTGGATCTCCTCCAGAGAATGCGTCTGATGCAATATTGCCTACTTCAGATGACAATGATCCTAGTCCATCTGCAATTGCATTGACAGAACCTTTTGCATTATCTACAAGACTACCACCAATTTTCTGTCCTCCTGGTATACCAGACATACCAGATGCTACGACTGCGGCTGTGGTTGCTGATGCTCCCGTAGAGACAATCGATGCCGCACTCGCTAATCCACCTGCATTTGCTAAACTTGTTGGTGATCCAGTCAATGCACTAACTGCTGATGTTGCATCGCTAATTGCATTTTCTGCCATTGATGTATCTACACTAAATGATGCTAAGTCTGTGCCAGTTACTCCTTCTGCCGCCGCAGTTACACTTGAAGCCGCTTCTTTTGCAAGTGCTTCTAAGTCTACAGGGACATTTGCTGGCATCTTTTTAAACGTTGCTGTTATAGATTTAAATGATGATGCGGACGCACCAATGTCTGCATCAAAACCAGCAGTGATGTTGAAACCATCTGGTGCTTTATTTAATGCATCTAATGCTTTAGTGATTCCACCTGTACCACCTGTTAATGTACTTGCTAATGCTGATTTTGCACCTTGAGTCACAGAACCTAATAGGTCTGCTCCGCCACCAACTGCTGTGCCAAGACCAGCACCACCACCTTTCAGTGCCGCCGCAGTACTCGAAACAGTATCAGCAAGTGATCCTGCTCCAGTTAATGATCCTACCATCTGAGATCCAGTACCAGCGACTATGCCACCTATAGCAGTACTGGCTTCTTTACCTGTTACTGCACCTATCTTAGTTAACGCTGTTTGTCCTTTTTGTAAATTTGTTACTACTGATTTTGCTTGTGTAGATGTGCTTCCAACTAATGTGTCTAAATTACTAGCACCATTTTTACCAGTAAACGCAGATTTTGGCATTGCTTGTTTTACAGATTTGCCTGCACTCACAAGAGTATTAACCATTGTGTCTGCTCCAGGCTTAAGAATACTACCGCCTGCAAGTTGTGAAGGCGTTTGTGCAAAACTA